CCTTACCAAGCATTCCTGACTTCTTAAGTAGACCTTCTTCTTCCATAGCGATGGCTTGTTTAGCAGCTTTACCGCCGAATCCAGCCTTGATTTGTGCGTCACTAAACTTTGTTCTGGCTGTCTTTAATTCACCAGAAGCCTGATCAATTTTGTCAGAAGATAATTTTGGTTTCTCTGGTCCAACCTTCTCAGCATCTGCAGCCGCTCTCGCGCGAGAAGCTTTCATAGATGCTACGGCTGCTGCTGTTCCTGTTTGCACAGCGCTGGCAGCAGTGTCTATTCTTAATCCTTTTGCTAACAGAATTCCTACTACAGCAGTAAGTCCAGCAAGTCCAGCGATAAGAGCAGGAATTTCAAGCATCGCACCAAGTCCAGCGATTGCGCCAAGCAATCCAAGTCCTGCTGAAGCTGCTGTTTTTTTACCTACAGAGACAGCGTCTTTCTTTTCTTCAATTTCACCAATTTTCGCATTATCGTTTTGTGCTTTAAGCTTGTTGATCTCGAATTGTTGAATGTTCTTAAGAGTGTTACTGATACCAGTAGTAACAACGATAAGCTGATTGAGTTGTTGTGCTCTAACTTGTTCTGCTTGTGTGCCAACACCATTCGTAGCTACGACTTTGGCAGCATCCTTATTGTTTGGAACTTGAACATTTAGAGGTTGTTGTGGTGGAGTAGAAGCATTTGGCTTTTCTTTGGATACTGCTTGAGCGTCTGTATCGTCGCTCTTGTTGTGTCCACCAAACAGCTTACCAAGCAAAGAACTAATCCCGCCTGACTTTCCTGTTGGAGCTGCTGGTGTATCTGCCATCTGTTATTCTAACTCTTTTTGTTGTTCTAAGAAATCACTAAGCATGTCAACATAGAGATCTCTCTCGAAAGGAATCAAATTTTCCACATCACCAATAGAATATTTATGGTGATTTACTAAAGAGAATATCGTGCTGTAGTAGTTGGTTAGATTATTGTAGCTTACACTAAGGAAAAAAAATCGGTTAACGTAGTAAGCTCAATTACACGATCATTATTCAGAGAGTTCTTATACTCAATCTTATGATACAGCTTTGGAATTGTGTCAAAGAATTCGTCAATCTTGTTATATGTTGTCATGTCAAGATTGTCTACGAATTCTTCAAGCTCTGCATCTGAGAACTCTGAAGCATTGTATACATTGTCAGCATCGTAGATCTTATCAATACACAGACGAATCATCTTGAACTTTGTAAGTTCTGCTGGCACAACGATTCCGATTCGTTCAGCAATTCTTGCGTCAGGATATCGCATAATGATACCTGCTTCATCATTAATTTCAATCTTTGGATTGTTCTTTTCGTTAAATGTAATTTCGATCTTGTCAAGATTTACCTTGAAGTTATAGATCTTCTCATCTTCGTTGTCACGGAAAGCTAGTTCTACAACGTTGTCTACTGACTTTGCACGAATCTTAAGGAAGATATACTCGATGTCAAATGAAGCAAGCTTGGTAACATCAAATCCATCCGCATGAACACAGTTGTTAACGATTTGTGTAATAGCATTCAGAATGTCTGTCTCGTTTCCTGTTTGGCTTGCCATCAGAAGAATCTTTTCTTCTTTGACTAGAAAAGGACGGAACTTTACTGCTTGCTTGGTTGAAGGGACAGTCAGATCAAAGATCGGACTGGAAATTTTTGGTAGACCCATGTCAATTCTCCATTAGAATAAGTTAGTAATTGCCGATGTTACCTGGCCAATAATTGATCCATTATTAACGACATTAATGATGTCTCCAATTGTTTTTGGAGTAGTGAAAGCGTTGATAGTTTGAGAAAGCGAACCTGTTCCGATTACGTTTTGGAATAGAGACAGATTTGGAATGTTGTTTGACTTTGAAATGTCTGAGATAGCCAAACTGTTTGAATACCAGTCTCGGAAAGTAAATGTAACTCCTACTGACATTAGCTCGTTTTGGCTTGCCCAGCTAAGCGAGCTTCCAGAAACAGATACTGGGAACGCATCCTTTAGAGTATATATTAGGATTGTGTCAGCTACTTCGTTGTACACAGTAATGTTTACATCCACAACATAGTTTTGCTTGTATTCTAGCTCATATGGCTGGAATCCGTTTTGTGGATTGGTATCTGCTGTAACACCATTTGGATTGTAGAAGTTTCCGATAGCAGCCATCCAGTTGTCGAAAAACTTTCTATTCTCTCCTTGACCATCCATGATGAAGGTTAGAGACAAATCTTGGAATACTGGAAGGAAAGCAAACTTTTCTACTGGACCATATCCATAACGTCGAACTGCATCAGCTGTGGCAAAGGTTACTCCTGGAAGTTCTCCTGCTTGAGTATAGTAGAACAGATCTCGATTGAAATTTCCGTAACTTGATTGTAGACAGTTGGGCATAGAGAAGTTAACCAAGAATAGATTGCTTTTTAGCACACCTTTCTGATTGATCTTCGCTCTGAAGTTATTGATGCTGAAACCATCAGGCGATGTGGCTACGTCTTGAGATTGTGAAACTCCAAGAGCGCCAGAGAAAATACCTGATACTGAATCTAAAATAGACATTAACCTCTGATAATCCTTTTGCTATCTGCCCAGACATCATTCTGGTCAGCCTTTTGCCATTGTGCTGTAGGTAGAAACAAAGCAATATCCCATTCTTTAGGAGCAACGTAGATAAACTTTGATCTCACATGGTTAAGCAGATAGTGCTTGATACAAGGTTTGAAATAGGGAACACCACGAGCTCTGCTTAGAGTCTCGTAACTGATACGTAGTTTTGTTGTTTGGTCAAACTTAACATTATTCGCTGTACCGTATAAAGAGTCCATTAACGCTGCTCTATACAGTGGAGGAAGATAGTGCATATTCAATCCAAGGAAGCCACCTTTGGCTGGCCCGATAGGAAACACAAGCGGAAACATATCGTAGTAAGGAAGTGTTTCCTTGGTCTTTGGATCGTAGCTGAACATATACATGCTACCAACATCAACACTTGTTGTAAGCTCTGTTCCTTTTCCTTTGAACAGTGCAGTTTCCTTCACGCCCATAATTTTTTGTGCGGCGTCTCTATACCAACTTCTGGCATCTCTGGTCTTGTTGGGTATTTGTCCGGTCGCAATTCCCCTGTTGAGAATTTGATCGAAATACTGATTCGCCATTAATTGCTTCTTCCAAATAACTCGTTTTCGGTGATTACCATGAACTTCCAATTTCTATCTTCACAGTAACGCGTAGCAGCCTCGAATTTGGCTTGATTGATAACGTATGTTGTTACTTCTGTAATATACTTTTTCGACTTTGTATTCGTAGTAGGCTTTGGTGCTTCTGTCTGCGCCTTCGGCTTTACTTCGATGATGGCACATTCCTCTTTACCTTCAACGACTTTACGAATCCAAAAATCCGGGAAATACCTGTGATATCTTCCGTCGACTGGACTGAGGTAGACAATTGAAATTTCTTCAGATGCCCATTGCTTAATTTCATCATTACCATCTAAGAACTGCATAAATTTGGCTTCCCACATGCTTCGATACACAATGTTTGTTGGGTCGCCTTTGTACTTCTTAGGATTCTTCGGTGTGAACTTACCTTTGTACGCCAATTGTCACCTCTCTTGTAAATACAGTATAAATATACAGAAACCACTCATATATTTATAAAGGAATTTTGATGTCACTACTTGGATCTGCATCCTCATTTTTGTCAAATCAAAACAAATCTCCGGTGCAGAGTATCACATCAGCGATCTCATCTCAAGTAACTAGCACATTCAATAATGCTCTGGCGCAAGCAGGTGCTTCAGTGTCAGGTATTATTGGACAAGCGACACAAACACTTGATGGGCTTCTGTCTGGATCAGAAGCCTCTTTCTTTTCAGGCTCTCCTGAACGCGCATCAATCGACCAACTATCTTCTTTAAGAAATGTTGGTGGAGCCAACAACTTCATCAATACCATTGCACCACAAGGTGTAATTAATGCCTCACAAGCATCAACCAGCGGCTCTTCTTCTGGAGCTCTAAACTTCCCATCAGATCTTTCACCAAAGTATTTCTTCCAACTTAACTTTGCGAAATACGTTCGTCCTGCTCCAATGGTTGAAACAACATTCAATACTGAATTGACAATTAATCTTCCTCTGCCAGCTGAGTTGGCTGAAGGATATAGCATGAATTACTCTGACCAAAACCAAGGACCGCTTGGTATTCTCTACAATGTATTGTCAGCACAAAGAGCCCAAGGATCAAGTAATCTTCAAGATGTTGCTCGAAGCATCAAAGATAATTCTGGATTGAATCCAGCTGGATTGTCTGGATCAGATGCTTACGCTGCAGCTGTTGCTGGTGCAGGAACTCTACTTGACGAAAACGCAGCAGGCGCTCTTGGACAATTCACTGGTGTTATTCCAAATCCACACCCATCTGTACTATTCCAAGGTATTAATCTAAGAACACACACATTCAGCTGGACCTTCGTTCCGAAGAATGCAGATGAGAGTACAACAATCAAGAACATTATTAATCAATTCAGAACAAAGACTCTACCAGCCTTTGACTCTACTGCTACAACAAGCTTGCTAGATTACCCATACATGCTACAACCATATATATTTACAGGGGAAGCTGATT